CTATCATACCACCTGTAATAGCACCAACCGTACCTTGCCACATCAATGCAGATTTTTGATTTTCAATCGTATTTCTGTTACCTTGTAAAAATGCAGATAGGTAGTCATTAAGAACGGAAACATCGTTAGGACTATTGCTGATAACAGAGTGTTCCAATGCTAATGCCCATTTTTGGTTTAAATCTAGGATACTACTTGTACGATAATTGTGTACTCCGTATGAAACCTTATTTGATGTGCCCATTGAACCCTTAATACTTAACTCTAAATCCATACCTTTGATGTATTCATTTTTGACTTCAATTCTGTTACCTTTAAAATCATCTAAAATTGTAACAGTATATGGATACATTAGTAATTTACTTTCTGTTCCAATAGTGTAGTCAGTATACTTATCGCCTAAGTTAGCAGTTAGAGTGTCATATTCAATGACGTTTTTCACGAATAATGTATTTACTGCTTCATGTTTATTATCTTCAATAAAAGCAGGTTCAAATGTGAAACCGTCTAGGTTAATTGTAGTAGCATCAGAACTAATTGCAGATTTTCCAATGTATTCAGTCACATATAATGAAACAATATTATTGACTGCTTTATCAATCGTGAAAAGACCTAATAAAGCCTTACGTACATCACCCACTGTTTGGTTAACACCATTTATCTGTACTTGTAGTGCGCTATCGTTTGCATGAAATGGATGCACATAATAGCATAAAGATTGTGGCATTCCGTTAAAGCTTGGTGATATTCCTTTTTCGGTTACTGTGGTAGAAGTGTGCATAGTTTCTTTTGCTACAATAACAAGGAAAAGTATGTCTCCGTAAGGTTTATAGTTTGTGACTGATACAGTGTCATATTCTTTACCATAGTCTAACCCTTCATCTACGGTATTCAATGCAGGTGTACCATCACTGTTCCACAAATCTGTATGTTCTCTAATCGTGTATGATGGTTTGAAATTCATATCGAATTTCCATGTCTGAAATACGTCTATTTCAAAATGCACATCTGTTACACCTTTTTGAACATATTCTAGTTTGGTTACGAATGCGTAAAACCATTTAGAATTGTAATCACTATTTTGGAACATCATGTAATTAGTTCCCCATAATGAATCAATGCTCTGTTTTACCCTAACAAATGTCGTACCTTCTATACGTTGAAAAGTGTGTTCACTATTCGTATAAGTAGTAGTCTTTGCTAGGAAGTAGTTAGTTTGTTCACTTTGTGTGTCAAACCAACGTGTATTTTTGTAGTCATTACTGAAAGGAACACCCGTCATAAGACGGATGTCCGTTCCAGACAATGGTACAGTAGCCATATGGTGTACCTCCCATTAAATCAAATGTGATTAAGAAACGATAGTAACAATTGCTTGACCAATTACATCAGTTGTATCTGCGCCAGCACCGTCAATATCGACACCAACACCAGCAACAGTTGCAGTAATAACAAGTTCACCTGTTTGGTTACTAGCAACAGTCAATAAACCGTTCGCATCAATTGTAGTTCCTGCTTGTTTAGTAGTGCCAGTAGCCCCTGCAACAGTCCAAGTGACAGTTCGTGAAGTAGTATCTGTTTGACGAACGTAAGCAGTAAAATCAAATACATCGCCTGCTCTAAGACTTGCAATTACAGGGTCAACAATTACGTTTGTTACCGCAGGTACAGTACCTGAAACGAATGCAACCGCAGGTGCAAAACGTGATACTGAATAAGTCTGCCAAACGTGGTAGAAATGATTCCAATATTTACCCTTCGCATTACGCACAGTTTCCATTGATAATTCGTTGTCATAAACCATGAAAAAGTCTTTATCAATTAGAACTGCTTCAAGTCCAGTACTACCAAAGTTATCAATGACTGTAACGTGACCTAAAAAGTCGGTGTGACTCATGTTAAAAGCCTTTGCTAAAATGTCAACATCTAAGTTAGCATTTAAGTCAGCAGTAATCAACAAATGTAAGTCGTCCATATCTGAACGTGTATGAACTGCTAATGAGTTGTATTCGCGTGAACCCATCGGTAATGCCATTTTTGTAGCAGTAGCACGAACCTTTTTGACAAACTCACGAGTAGCAGTTTCTGTATCAGGTTTTATAACAGGAACGACTGTGAAATACCCTTTAGATTGGTAGTTATCAATAAGCAATTTCATGTATTTGTACTCGTCCACTTCAGCGGAATTATAAATAGCAGAAATAATGCTTGATAAGAAGTTCTCAAAATTGCCCCATGAAGTGAATGCAGTTTTGAGTGAGTCGTCTTGAATAGTTTGTGTGTAAAACTCTTGACGATTACGTTCGTGGAACAACGATTTTACGTTTGGAATTTGACGCTTATAAAGAGTTGTTTCTGCTGAATAAGGGTCATATTTTTGTGCTACAGTAATATCAGTGAAAATCTCTTCAATAGTTTTACCGAATGGCATACTACCTTTTTTAAATTTAGCGAGTGGATTTTTTAGTGAAGCATTTTTCACAATTACAAGACCAATACGGTCAATTAAATTGGATAAAAATTCGTTTTGTGTAGTTTGATTAATTTGGATACCTGCACCAAACTGCACAACGTTGTCCATACTAGCTAGTGGAGTGTATTGTGCTAATAGCGGTGAAGAGTTACGAATAGCATTTGCAATATCGTATGTTTCAGCTACTTGTAAAGTGTTCTTGATTGTTGCGATAGTAATACGTGCCATTAATTATCTAATCCCCTTTCGAACTGTTCAATAGTAACAGTTTCGGAAAATTCTTTTTTGGTGTCCTCAATTTTATCTTCATTTGAATCCCTACCAATTTGTCTAAAAAGCTTACTATTAGATAACACTAAATCAGAGTTATCAGCAGTTAATTTTTCTAGTTTAGTAGATTGTTCAGTATGGTCAGCATGAACTACCCCATAATCTACACGCAGTTGTTGTAACAATTCTGTTCTCTCACTGTGTGCTAATTCGGGATTCAATAACTTCCCTAAAATCTCCTCATGTTTATCCTTCGCCATTGGCATAGTATCTTCTCCTTTAACGTGTTTTCTTTTACACTCTTAGTATACCATTTAATAGATACATATAATAGAAGAAACTAGTCTATGGAAAAGGAAACTAGTACATAAAGGGGGTTACTGCTTCATAAAAGTGATACAAAAATGTTTTACTAGAATAAAGCAGCACTTTTAATCTCAAAAAATAATTGTCGAAATGTATAACATTTTAGTAGAAAATGCTTTACATATGTGTGATAGTTTAGTATACTTATATATGTAGACAAGGTGCTACAGAGTTCGACAAATTAATAGAAAAGAGGACAAGACAATGAGAAAAATGATGACAAAAGAAGTCACTAGTACAATCGTAAAAGTGGCAAAAATCGACATGGTAGGTGGACTACCGCAAGCAGTAGAATTAGAGCCTGTAATTTTACTAGGAAATATTGATTCAGAAAAGGCGCAAAAATTGGTTTCAAAATCACATGGTGCAGGTGTAACAGTTTTATCAGTTGAAGCTGATACAAAAGTTTATCAAGCCCCTGTTACCGAGTTCTTGAAGATTGCAACACTTAAAGTTGATGAAGAAACTGAACAAGATTCTGAATAATTTCCGATACTAAAAACACACTAAAATTTTAAATCGGAAAGTGTCAAACCCATAAATTAAAAAGTGAATAAAAATAAGGCTCGGAAAAGCCTTCTATCTATGTTAACAAAAAACATGCACATATATATATCTCGGTTAGTTTGTGCGAGTTTGGTACGGTTCTCGCTTCAAAAACTGTAACACAAAATAGACAAGAAAAGGTGGAAATAAAAATGACTACAATTAAAGCAAGCTTCGACGTTACTACTCTTGAAGGACAAATGAAGGTTTTCAACGCACAAAATGGTGCATCACAATCTCTTAAAAACCTTGAAAGTGGTATCGTTATTCCTGCGGTTGGTGTTTTACAATATGAGGAAACTATTGATTCGTATGGTAAAGAGCAAAGTGCAGTAGTAACAGTTATTTTTGCTGAAGATGGTACAAGCTATGCAGGTGTATCTGATACAGTTGCTAAAGCCGGTGAAAAACTAATTGGATTTATTCAAGCTACTAAAGTTGCCTCATTTAACGTTAAAATCGTTAAAGCAAAATCAGGCAAAGGTAATGAGTTCTTGAACCTTCAATTGGTTTAAAACTTAATAAAGGAGTGATAGTCATGCCTGTTACTAGGAGAGGTGTCTATCATAACTTAAAAGAAAGTAAATACGCGGTGTCCAATGGGGATGTCGCGTTTTTCTTTTCTAGTGAGCATACACTAAATAAGTTTATGGATGGATACCAATTAAATAGAGATTACAAGAACGAAAAGTTAAACAAGTCACTAGACACAATTTTGAATCACGATGTGGTGTTCGATATATTGTTTTATACACATGTAGAAAAAAGAGGTTTTTATGCGTGGTTAAAAGGTGTATCGATAACATTTGAAGAATTGAATCGTTACGCAGTAAGAATGATGTTAGAAAAGGAGTCTCCAGTTTGGGAGCGAATAGAACGTCCAAAAGTAGGTGTTAGATTTGGCTGATACTCGTAAGCGTTATAACCAACGAAATAATGACCCTAAAAAGGAGTACCAAAGGTTAGTTAAAAACACTAAGGCAAAGATGAGTCGTGTTAAAGATAATTGGGGTATTGATTTATCGTATGAAATTGAGATTCCTAGTTATGATGAACTTAGTACCGCAGAAGAGTTTGATTCTTTTGTAGAAGAAATGAGTTCCTTTACTGACCCAAGTAACCTTTATTATCAGTTTGATAAAAATAAAAAAGGTGTGGTTTATAGGAAGTCTGAATTAGCTGAAGCAGTAGAGTTAAATAAAAAGGAACGAGAAAACGCACAAGAATTTATTGATAGATTCAAAGAAAAAGAGTATCAAATATCAGGAAAAGATGCGGGTTATACCGTAGGAGATAGAATGATGCTTTATACAAAAGAAAATGTTGCAGGAATAACAGTTCCGCCTGTGTTCGATATTGACGCTTTTGAAACGCGTGGTAGACTTGAAGGAAGATTGGAACTAATGAGGGAAAAGGCTGACGGAGTATTTTTTGACCGTTCAATGAGGACGATGAAAAACAACTTTATGAAGTCGATAAAAGGTTCATTTAATAGCGTTGCTGACGATATCTTAGAAATGCTTGATATTATGCCTGAAGACGACTTCTTTGAATTGTTCGTACAGAGTGCTGAATTTACGTTTGAGGATTACGCATCTGATGGTTCTATTGATGGAACTGAAGAACAGGCTGAAAGGTTAAGGGGATATCTGCATGAGTATTTCAAAGGAAATATTGATATGGATATGAAAGTTTTCGGGACCCTTACGGGAGGAGTTGATGAATACACTTATAGGGCTAATCAAAGTAACAAAAAACCTGCTAGAAAACGTAGGCGTAAGTAAAATCGTTTGGGGTGTGTAATTTGGGAAGAAAATTGTTTATGGCTGATTTTGAAACAACTACCCAAAAAGACGATTGTAGAGTGTGGGCATACGGATGGATGGAAATAGGAAACAAACAGAATTATAAAATTGATAACAATATGGATGATTTTATGGAATGGATAGAGCAGATAAAAGCTGATGT